GTGCTGGATATGATAGTTGGTGGTGTTGCTACTGAAGAAGGCGAATGGTTAGATAATAGCGGGTTCTTAAATTCCGATAAATATGTTACGGACAGCGATTACTACCAGGAATTTTCTTATGAAATACAAGTAGAAAAATCATTAGATAAATACATCGATGTAATTAAAAAACTAACTCATCCTGTCGGAAACAAAATGTTTGGCAAACCATTGATAATAGACACAAATAAATTTGATCAGAATATAATAGCAGAAACTACTACAACTTATAATGCCAGAGGCGTTATAATTTCATCAGGCGGGTAATATCATGGCTGGAATATTTAATAGAAACATTAAAAATAAATTCATTGAAGAAATGAAAAGTGATATTGCCGGATCTGGATTATCAGTCTCAAAGATTAATATAACAAATAATGGTACTGGATACGCTGCTAATGCATCTATATTGTTTAGTACAGGAAATGCACTTGCGGATGGTATAGCAGATAACACAGGTAAGATTTTAAATACCAATATCATATTTGCTGGCGCAGATTATGATATAAATCCAAATCTTACTTTTTCTGCTCCCGTACTTACTTCTTTTGATGCCAATAGTGCTGTTACTGGCGGATCAAGCACTGGGTTAACTACGGATGCTAACAGTACGATTTCAGTATCAGTAATATCTGCTCAATACGGAACAGCTGTATTTCAGGCAGGTGATCAGATCAGATATATTGTTGCTGAAGGTAATACAGCGATAAGTCCTATAGTATCAGATGTAATTTATTATGTTCAGCATGCCAATACGACAAAGATAGCTTTATCCGAAACAAGTGGCGGTCCTAGAATAACACTTACAAAAGGATTGACACAAGCTGGACACTTTCTACAAGGCATCACTGCCACCGGTAACACCACAGTTGTTAGCACTGGTTCGAATTATTATGTTACCTTCGGTAAGTTTTTTGAATGGCCTGATGATTCAAATCCTCCTGTTACCAATACTTCTATAAAAGAATCGTTCTATAACGTATACTCTAATATATTATTTGGCAAAAAAGTACTAGGGTCTGATATTGGATATATAGCAAACAGAATCACATGGACAGGTAATACTGTTTATGATTACTATTCGCATCTAGATCCTGATCTCTATACTAAAAACTTCTATGTAATTAATAGTAAAAATAGAGTGTATAAGTGTCTATTTAATAATTACGGAGCCACATCTACTGTAGAGCCAGATACCACACAGACGAGCGGTGATTTTACTACTACAGGTGACGGATATGTCTGGAAATACTTGTTTACAACTGATTCAGCGTCCAGGAAAAAGTTCGATACTGCTGATTATTTTCCCGTAGTTCCAAATGCAACAGTTGCAAGAGCCGCCATAAAAGGCGGATTGCATGTGATGGTCATAGATAATGCTGGTAAGAATTATATCGATGCTAATGGAAGCATCGATCAAGTAATCACTAATAGAAGTTTTAAAATAGCAAACTCTGGTGCTTCGATCATCAATGGAGCATACGGTAAATCTGCATTCTATGTCTATTCAGGAACAGGTTCGCCTGCATTGTCTGTTGTTGATTCCTATGTTGTTAATACGTCTGGAAAGTTTGTCACTACTTCATCCGATATTGTAGGCTTGGATAGCACATCTTTATATAGAATGTCTCCTCAAGTTAAAATAACAGGAGATGGTACGGGTGCTACTGCATATTCTACTATCAATGCCAACACAGGTGCTTTGACAGCTATAACAGTAGAAAACAAGGGCAGAAACTATTCGTATGCAGACATTACTATCATAGCTAATTCTGAATTCGGATCACTTGCTTCTGCCTATCCTATAATATCTCCTCCTGGTGGACACGGATCTGATGTTATATCAGAATTAGGATCCGATGTATTGGGTCTTTCTGTAGAAACATCTACAACAGATGAATTTCCATCATGGGCAAAATATAGACAGATTGGATTGTTATACAACCCTTCTTCTTCGTTAGATTTGAGCACTTTAAATAGCAATAAATTTAATAACATGTTAAATTTTAACTTGTTTAATACTACGAACATATTCAATTCGGGTGATACGGTAAGCGGGTTAAATAGCAGAGCTACTGCTACTGTTGCTTATATGAACACTACTAGTATGTACGTGTTAGGTGTGATCGGCACATTCCAACCATATGAAACCGTTTTATCGAAAGATACCGGTAAAACATGTACGATTACTGTTATAAATATTTCAGACATAGTGCCATATTCAGGCGAGATATTCTATTATAAAAATATTCAACCTATTGATAGAACTGGCATTACTAAAGAACAAGTTAAACTATATCTTAATTTTTAAGGAAGTATGATGGCTGAGTTACAAACTAATTTTAATGTCGCTCCTTTTTATGATGATTACGATGAGGATAAACAGTATTATAGGATGCTGTTTCGTCCGTCGACTGCTGTGCAAGCAAGGGAGCTAACTCAGCTACAGACAATGATGCAGAAACAAGTCTCACGATTTGGAGACAGCATCTATAAAGATGGCAGTATCATCGAAGGTTGTAACTTTACTGAATATCCAAATCTACCTCAGATTAAATTTACTGATGGCAATACGTCGACTATCGATTTTACTTTAATTGTAAAAACTAATACTGATGTAGCAAACTCACAATCGCATCTGACCAATTCTTATCTCCTTGTTTCCAATACAACTGGTTTGAGAGCAGCTGTTTTTCAAGCATTTGTAGGAGCAGAATCTGTTGTCAATCAGGGATCCTCAGACACAAATAGAGCTTATGTATTATATCTAAATTCTGGAAATAATTCTGGACAAGAAGTAAAAACATTTAATACTACACAAGAACAGATCGATGTATATACGCCATTTCAAGATAAACAAGGTCCGTTAGTCGCTTCTAACAAATCCGGAGTGACTTATACGCTCTCTTCTAATAGCACAGTAAACGCTTTGGGTGTGGGATATGGTATCCATGTGGGCCAGGGAATAATATACCAAAAAGGATTCTTTCTAAAGACACTTGCTGATAATTTTATGGTGCGAGAACATAGCTCCAACACTATCGGTATGAAGGTGGGATTTAATACAGCAGAATATATCGTAAAGCCCGCAGAAGATAATACTCTATACGACAATTCAATCGGAAGCTCCAATCAGAATGCTCCGGGTGCATACAGATTAAAATTAGTACCTTCTCCTATAGCATATGATTCTCTCGATCCTACTATAACTATACCAAAAGATTTTCTTCCTATTATAGATTATGATAGTGCAGATGGTCGTCCTGTGGTTGTTAAATCTAACCTAGAACTCAATCGTCTCGGAGATCTGATCGCTACAAGAACAAAAGAAGAATCTGGTGATTATATAGTAAAACCTTTTCAGGTCAATGTTGAAGCATCTGCCAATTCTCAGACATTCTATTACACTACATCTCCTGGCATCGCTTATATCGATGGATATAGAGTAGAGTATCTGTCTACAAAAAGAATAGAAGTAAATAGAGCAATATATTCTGAGTCTCTTAAAAATTTAAGAGCAACTGCTAATTTTGGAAATTATGTTAAGATCAGAGATGTTGTGGGAACATTTGATATCGGCGGCAATCAAGATATAGGAATCTATAGCGCCAATCAGTTTGCGATCTCACAGAATCCTAGCACAACAGCTCCGTTGGGTACGCTAGTGGGCAATGCAAACGTCAAAGCAGTCACATTTAATACTGGAACAAAAGGCACAGGAACTGCTGAATATCTGCTTTATCTGAGCAATATCAGAATGAGAGCAGGAAACAGTTTTGCTGCAAATGCTAAGAGCTTTTATGTGAATGGAACTTTTGGTAAGATTTGGGCTGATATATACCAAGCAAATAACAAATCCGTTGTATATGAGTCAGCAAGTAAATTGCTTTTATTGGATACTGGATTTAAAGGATTAAAGACGTTTACTAGCAATACGAGTAACATTGCTAACAATGATACTTCTTACATATACAGATCAACGTCTGCATTAACAGCATTATCAAGAGCAAGCAGTTCTGTTGCTTCTGCAACAATAACATTGGCTTCAGACCAATATAATTATGGTATCGGAACTGTGGGTGATACCATTGATGAAGATATCCATATAATGTTTGCACAGGATACATTTTCTAACCTGTATCCAACATCAACATTAACAAGACCCACAATAACAACAGAAGTAGCCGCAAGTGGCACTTTCAATTCTGTTGTCTATGCTGGCGGTGTATCGAGAGTAGCAACCGCAATTGGTGTCGGACCTACAGCACCATGGATAACAAATTTTAATAATGCCACAGACCAAAATCCCAAAGCAGGAGAAACAATTCAGATCATAGCATCTGGCGGCGGCACAACATATCATAGCGTTGTTTCTGTAACAGCTGCTAATGTGATGTTTGTTACTCCAATCGCTCCTGTGAGCGCGGCTACTGCAGCAATATACAAGTATCATAAAGCCGGTTCGTATGCAAACTTTACTGGCTCATCAAATACTTTAAATTTTAGCGGAACTCCCGTGAGAACATTGACTGCAAACATGGCAATGAATCTGTTTCCTGAGTCAAGCACGAATTATAACGTATATGCACAGATACCTTCTGCTAGAAACAATGCTGTACCGATATTGAAAGTTGTAAATAAAAATACACACATCGGCATCAATTGTGCTTCTCATTATGCCAATACAGTCGGTCCGTGGTCATTGGGACTGCCTGATGCGTTAAAGATCACAGCAGTATATGTAGGAACTAGTTTTGCTAACACAAACCCAAATAGAGTTGATTGGTTTGAATTGGATAACGGTCAACAAGATAACTTTTATGGAATTGCTCAGCTTAAATTAAAACCTACATACAAGACGCTGATATCTTCTACTAGCAGATTGTTAGTGACACTGAATCATCTGACGCCTAATATAACATCTTCTCAGGCAACATTCTTTTCTGTGGATTCATATCCTATAGATGATGCTAACACAGCAAATACTCAAGCAATCGCAACCGCAGAGATTCCGTTATACACATCTGTTACTGGTGATATATACGATCTGAGGAATTATATCGATCTCAGACCTGTTCTTGCTAATACAGCAAACGTATATACTACTCAGTGGCCAGTTACAGTAAATCCTGCCAATAACCAATCAATATATTATTCCACAGTCGGAGCTAAACTTGCTATCGAACCCGATTCTAACTTCTCTTTTAACGCACAGTATTACCTTCCTAGGATGGATGCGCTAATGATAAATAAAGAAGGGGCCTTAATAGTAAAAACAGGTGCAGCTGCGTTCAATCCTAGACCTCCTACGTTAAATAACTCAGGAATGAAAATTGCTGATATATATGTTCCTCCTTATCCATCTCTAACATTCCAAGAAGCAGAGTAATATGACATACGGTAGAAAAGATCTAGCAGTACAAGTTGGCATTCAAAAAGCCAAAGGGTATACTATGAAAGAGATTAGTGCATTGGAAGCACGTATTAAAAACATAGAATATTATACTGTTCTTAATGCCTTAGCGCTTGATACTCAGACGACTTCTGTAATTAATACTGGAACACAATTAGAGAGATTTAAGAACGGAATATTTGCTGATCCTTTTAACGATAGTTCTATATCTAGAGTAGAAGATGCTGAATTTAATATGGCAGTTAGTTCTAGCAAATCTATTGCCAGACCCAATGTCAATCAAGTTTTTCCAGGATTTGCTCTGGACACAGATTCCAGCAGCAACGTACAATCTTCAGGCAAGGTATTAACAATCAGCTATACCAACGTGAATATTGGCGGGAATCCTTATGCTTCTATATACAGAAATTCAGCAGAGACATTTTATAGTTTCAGAGGTTCTTTAGCTTTATTTCCTAGCTATGATGGTACCAATGTGGGTATTAATGCAGCCCCGCAGACTATTTCTGTGGATGTGGCTGGCGGGTTTATTGCTGCAGCATCTGCGGGTTCATTTCAAGATATAGATACACTACAAGGATCTCCTGCAATAGTAAGAGAAGCTGGATTAACTAACTATTGGAATTCTACAGTAACACAGACAATCACTGATATTGCTGTTCAGACACAGACAATAACACAAGACGTAGGTCAATATGTCACCAACGTGTCTCAATTAGAATATATGTCAACAAAAACTATAGCTATCATAGGAAAAGGCCTGAGACCCAACACAAAGGTGTATGCTTATTTTGATTCCAAGACGGTTTCTTCTTATTGTGCTCCTGCAA